CTCTAGGAGGTTAGCATGGGTGCATTGTTTAGCGGAAGCAGAAAAGTTATTAGCAAGGTTTTTAAAGACAAGAAGCCTTTAGGATTACAAGCAGCACAAAAGTTCAAAGATAAGGGCGGTGCTAAATCTTTACTAAGTAGTGCAAACGACAGAAGAAAAGACATGGTTGATAAGTCAGAGTCGTTAATTAGAGGTGAATAATGCCAAAGAATAAACAAAGTAAAGTCAGTGTAGATGCGTTCGTTAAGAGATTCTCTGCAGGCAAGGCTCATAGAGCAACATGGGAAACTCATTGGAAAGAGTGTTACGCATACGCATTACCACAACGTGAAGTGTTTGCTAACAGACAACCAGGTGCTAAGAAGAACACACGTATCTATGATTCAACAGCACTTGTAGCAACACAACGCTTTGCATCAAGACTACAGTCAACACTTATCCCACCATTCAAACAGTGGGCGAAGTTAAAAGCAGGTAGTTCGATTCCAGAAGAGCAGCACAACCAAGTAGAAAAAGAACTAGAGCAGATGACAAAGACATTGTTCAGTTATATCAATCAATCTAACTTGGCTACTGAGGCTAACGAGGCTTTCCTTGACCTAGCAGTTGGTACTGGTGCATTGTTACTTGAAGAAGGTGAGGGCGATAACTTATTAAAGTTCACAGCAGTTCCACTAAAAGAATTAATTGTAGAGAACGGACCACAGGGAACAGTTGAGACTGTATTCCGTGAGCATGGTGTTCCTGCAAGAGATATTCTTCGTATCTGGAAACATGGAACAGTATCTGATTCAGTAAAACGAATCATTGAAGAGAAGCCTAACGACTTAGTTGCTATGATTGAAGGCACTATCTACAACGAAACAAATGACAACTATGAGTATGTCATCATGGAAGAAACAACTAGACACGTTGTCTATGAAGAATACTATGACGTTAGTCCTTGGATTGTATTCAGATGGTCTAAGGTTGCAGGTGAGCGTTATGGTCGTGGACCAGTAATGAACGCACTACCAGACATCAAGACTGCTAATGAAGTAGTCAAGTTTGTATTGAACAACGCAGAGAAAGAGATTGCAGGTGTTTACACTGCTGTAGATGATGGCGTACTTAACCCTTGGACTGTTAGTACAGCACCAGGTTCTATCATCCCAGTAGCACAACAAGGCTCATTGTCTCAATTACAGTCTGGCGGTAACTTCAATGTGTCTCAATTAATCCTTGAAGAGTTGCGTAACAATATCCGTATGGCTTTGTATCATGACCAGCTAGGACCAGTGGGCGGACCTACTAAGTCTGCAACAGAGATTTCACTTAGACAACAAGAACTAATGAGTGACATCGGTTCATCGTTCGGTAGATTGCAGAAAGAGTTTATTAACAAAGTTATCAAGCGTTCTATTGAGATTCTAAAGCGTAATGGACAAGTTCCAGACATCGCAGTAGGAAACCAAGTCATTGATATTAAAGTCATTTCACCACTAGCACAGCAACAAGACATGGATGAAGTCAACAAGTTGGCTCAGTTCGTACAGTTCGCAAGCATGGTAGGTGAAGAAGCATTGATGTTAGGTCTTGACCTTGAGGCGTTCCCAGAACACATCGGTAAGTTACTAGGTGTTGACCCTGTTCTGATTAGAAGCAAAGAACAGAGAGAACAACTTAAACAGATACAACAACAACAGATGCAACAGCAACAGATGATTGAGGCTGCAGCGAACAATCCAGAACTAGCAGCAGGTGTTGCACAAGCAGCAGAGGAAGAAGGTGAACTATGACTGGAGACGGGAAGGACATTGATGCTTTAATAGCCTCAGTATTCAAGAGCAAGGATGGTGAGAAGTTACTGTCATACCTTGATGAACGGTTTATTAGGCAAGCAGTTTGTAACCCTGGTCAAGCAGAAGGACAAGGTTACTTTAGAGAAGGGCAGAACAGTGTCATCAGATACTTTCAGTCCTGTATCAAACGTCAAGAAAAGGGCGATTATTAAATTATATTATGTGGAGTAATGTATGAGTGAAGAAGAATCAATATTGAGTAGTGAGGCTGCAGAGCCAACAACAGAAGTAGAAGCACCAGAAGGTCAAGCACCAGATACAACTGCAGAAGGATGGATGTTGTCTGAGGGTGTTAGCGGTGAAGGTGATACACCAGACTGGTTTAAAGCAGGTAAGTACAAGACTGTAGCAGACCAAGCACAAGCCTATGCAGGACTTGAGTCTAAGTTAGGTGCGTTCACTGGTGCGCCAGATGAGGGATACAAAGTAGAACTGAGTGAAGACTTAGGCTATACAATCCCAGACGATGACCCACTACTTACACAATTCGGAGACTGGGCGAAAGAGGCAGGACTATCTCAAGACGCACACTCTGAACTGTTGAATATGTATGTTGAGAACACAGTAGGTCAGATGCAGCAGACAGACATCAGTGAAGAAATCACTAAGATTGGTGACAACGCACAGCAAAGAATCCAAGAACTTACACACTGGGGTCAAGCAAACCTTGATGAAAGTGAGTACGGTGTACTACAACAGATGGCAACAACTGCAGATGGCTTTCATTTACTAGAGAAGTTACGCTCAATGAGTAGAGAGTCTCAAGTAAGCGCACCAGATACAGTTAAACCTGTTGATTCTCTTGATGAATCCAAGTTGTATGAGTTGATTGCAGATGAAAGGTATCACACCAACCCTGGTTTTAGGGCGGAAGTAGAGGGCAAGTTCAGAGACTTCTTTGGTTCACAACCTGCGAACACAGTTAAACAGTAGCTTTAAAATAAACTTTACAAGATGTCTATATTTGATATAATCGAGATACGGACACTCTTCTAAAGACCCGTATTGTGTAGTTTAAATGCCTCGAAAGCATTAGATTCAACCCGATACAGGTTACTTGAATCGAAAAAGGAAAGATGATTTTTTAATTCAAAGGAGACAATTATGTCTATCAATTTAAGTTCAGCAGCATCAGCACAGTTTGATGCAGAAGTAAAGCACGCCTTTCAAGGTGTAGGAAAATTAAGAGATACTGTTCGTACTCGTAACGGTGTTGTTGGTGATACTCACAACTTCCGTACTATGGGTAAGGGTCTTGCAATGGCTCGTGGTACAACTCAGTCAGATGTTACAGCGATGGATGTTGCACACGCTAAAGTTGCTTGTACGTTAGGCAACTATGTTGCACCAGAGTACACAGACATCTTTGACAATGTAGAGGTAAACTTTGACGAGCGTACAGAGTTAGCAGGCACTATCGCAGGCGCACTAGGTCGTAAGTTAGACCAGTTAATCCTTGATTCATTAGACGCAGCAACACCAGGTGCTACAGTTGCTCATGGTTCAACTAACATGACTTTGGCTAAGATTACCTCTGCATCAGCAGAGTTAAGTGACAACGGTGTTCCGATGTCAGACCGTGTTATGGTTTGTTCACCTGCAGCGATTGAAGCAATGATGAACGATTCAACTATCACATCTGCAGACTACAACGCACTACGTGTATTGATGTCTGGTGAGATTAACACTTTCATGGGTTTCCAGTGGAAGATGATTGAGACTCGTGCAGAAGGTGGCTTAGTAGTTGCAGCAAACATCCGTGATTGTTACGCATACCACAAGTCATCAGTTGGTTTAGCAATCGGCATCGACTTATCTACAGAAGTAAACTATGTACCAGAGAAGGTATCTTGGTTATCACTTGGTAAGATGAAAGCAGGTGCAGTAGCAGTTGATACAGCAGGTATCGTTAAAGTTGAAATTGACGAGTCGTAATAAGTTAATTTAAACCTAAGGCTTTCTTCGGAGAGCCTTTTATTAAATCAATTTAGGAAGACGCTATGGCATCAGTTATAAATAACACAAGCATTGATATAGCATCAAAGGCATTGTTACTAATAGGTGAAGCGCCTATCTCTTCTTTTACAGAAGACAGTACAGCAGCCTTAATTGCATCTAATCTCTACGAAACAGCATACGAGAGTCTATTAACGCTACACCCTTGGCGTTTTGCATCTAATAAGGCTACACTTTCAAGACTAACAGCAACACCAGTCAATCAGTGGAAGTATGGTTATCAACTACCGACAGACTTCTTAGTAGCACAGCACGTTGATGCAAACAATGATAACTATCAGATTTATGGTGATAAATTGTACTCAGACAACACATCAATCATCTTGGACTATACATACAAACCAGATGAGTCATTCTTGCCTGCATACTTCACTGAACTATTAGAACTTAGATTAGCAGCAGTGTTTGCGATACCTATTACCGAGTCAGCAACAAGAGGCGATTATTACGCAGCACTGTCAGAGAAACAACTGTCTCGTTCTAAGACAATAGATTCACAGGCTACACCTTCTATATCGCCTGTCTATGAGTCATCTCTAGTTAGAGCGAGATACTAATGCCGAAAGCACTAGCATCGCAGACCACTTTCTCAGCAGGTGAGTTAGACCCTCGATTAGTAGCAAGACATGATTACAAGGCGTTCTATAGAGGTGCAGAAACATTAACTAATGTAGT